GTTGGGCAGCTATGATCCGGGCGTTCATCCGGGCCGAAGACTCGATCAGCGCCTTAGCGCTGGGTGACGCGATGCCGCCGGTCTGCTGGACCAGTTCCTCCAGCGCGGCCCGGCTACTGTTCAGCGCGGCCTGGACGTTCCTTGCCTGGCGCAACGTTCGCTTGCTCGGCCGCCCGTCGCGGGCAACTTCGTTCGCCAGTTGCGTGGTTACCGAGCGCCATTCGGCTTCGACCACTTTCCAGGCCCGGGACCAGGCAGTGACCAGCTTGACCAGGTCCTGACCCAGACGCTTGTCGACGGCCAGAGCCAGTTCGTTGGACAACCGGACCGGCTCCCGGGACAGCGCCATCAGCCGGCCAGGTCAGCCGGCGACAGCCCGGACTCCAGAGACTTGACCAGTTGCGGGCCGCCGACGGGCGGCGCCTGGTCAGCCTTGTTTTCCAGGATGCGTTTGATGTCTTCGGGGTCCTCACCGAGCTTCTTGAGAATCGTCTCCTGGTCGTAGCCGATCTCCTTGCGGGTGATGGCGTTCTCCAACTGCTCCGACTCGTCGGTCGGTGCCGGGTCCAGCCACACCGGCCGGATGTCTGGGCACCCCAACAGGTCAGCAACGTCGGACCACCGCGGGCCCAGGACTCGCTGATCCTTGCGGCTGGTGGCGGTGAGCCGGGTCGAGAGCACCCGGAGACTGGCGCCGGACGGAGGTTCCCCGGTGATCTGCGAGACGTAGAACGCCGGCAACCCGACCACTCGCGCGATCTTGTTGGCGAAGGCGTCATGCAACGCGATCAGCTTGGTAACGTCGGCTTCGGGCAGCTGGGTCAGCGGTCCGTTGCCTTCGATCCCCATCAGCGCCTGGCGGGTGGGGTCGAACTCGAGCTTGGTTTCGGTCACACGGCCGGTGTTCGGGTCCAGCTTCTTCTTCGGCTTCCAGTTCATCAGCGCGCGCAGCGGCATGGCGTACGCCTCGCTGTTCACGATGACGTCGGCCAACGACTTGTTCAGCGCGTCCTGGAGCGGGACGACGTCGGTCAGGATGGAGTGACCGTGCCTGCCCTGCTGCCGGGCCCGGAAGGGGAACCACACCGCCGGCACGCGGCCGAATTCGTGGCTGATGGTGTCCGGCTCGCTGTCCCCATCGAAGGGCTGGAAACCGTCTTCCTTGTCCGGCCAGCTGACCATCTCCGTCGCCAGGGTCTCGGTCAGGTCGCCCTGACGGACCTTCGATGCAGTGACGTAGCGCTCCAGGCGGTTGTCGAAGTAGACATTCACCCGGCCGCGGCCATCGTCGGCAACCCACACCTGTGCGTACCAGATGAGCCGGCCCGGCCGCCGGGGGTCCGGCAGACAGGCGCTCTCACTGGCCAGCTTGACCCAGGGCCGAAGGATGTTGTCTCCGTCCGGCCACACCAGCACGTAGGCGTCACCGCACTTCGGCGCTTCGGTGTGCACCTGGTCAATGATGGAGTCCAGGCCGACTTCGTCAGCCAGGGCAGACATCTGGGCCACAGCAGGATCGTCTTCGCTGCCGCCCTCCCAGGACTGGATGACCAGCTTGGACGCGATGCTGTCGACCACGGCGGGGCACAGGTTCTCCCGGCTCTGCTGCAAGACCCAGCGGTACCGGCGAAGGAACTTCGGGCTGGCGAACCGGTAGTAGTGCTCACCGTCGTAGTAGTCGCCGTACATCGCGGTGTCGTTGATCCGGCTCTTCCAGTCCAGGACCGCGGCGAGCGCGTCAGCAGCGGGCATCTGTCCTCCGTAAGAGCTCGGTTAAGTCTGTGGATGGAGCGGGGGTTAAATACATATCCGGTACTTATAGCCCTGGCATACAACGAAACAGCTGCTGGACCCAGGTGGATTCCAGCAGCTGTTGGTGGGCGACGGTCGCCGCCCCGCGAAAGTCGCCCGGCCGAAGGGTATCAGTCCTCGGTGGGCTGGTAGTTCATCACCGCGTCGTTGTGGGCCTTCTCTTCGGGCGTCGGCTCCGGACCGGGGTTGAGTTCCCCGTCACCGGCGTCGGTGTAGGCGGGACGCTCGAGCTCCGTCTCAGGATCGGGGGCGGCCGGTTCCACGTACTCCGGGAACTCCACTTCGTTCGGGGTCTCGCTCATCTCCAGTGCTCCTTGGTCAGTCGGATGTGACGGACGACGTTGTCTTGGCGTCGACCGGCTCAGCAACTGCCAGCATGCACCCATCTGCCAGGTCAGGCGACGGCATCCCGCGTTTCCGCATGTCGTCCTTGGACTCGATCTGGATCTTTCCCTTACGGGTGAAGATGTACTTGATAGACCCCAGCTGGCTGGCCAGTTCATCATCGTTCGGGTCCAGGTCGACTTCGTCCCGTTCGAACATCCCGCGCAAGGTCCAGTAGGCCTCGGCCCGGAGGTTGATGAACAGCTTCTTGTCGTTCGGCTCAGCACCGGACTGGATGTCAACGACCGGATAGCCGTCTTCGTCCAAGGTGTCGACCACACCGGCCCCGACGCCGACGCCATCGACGTTGATCTCTTCGGCGTTGGTGTCCATCCAAGCCTTGACGGCTCGGCCGGCGGTGACCGTGGTCCGTTCGCCGTTGCGGTCGCTGTAGATCCGGAACCGGCCGCCGGCCCGGGCGATGATCACCGAGTGGTCGGTACCGAAGCGCGCGACGTCGACACCGAGTGTCCGGGGCCAGCCGTCGGCCGGGAGCTCTTTGGCCTGGGCCCGCTCGATCCACTCAATCGGAATCAGGGTGTCGATGCTGGTCTTCGGGAACAGGCCCAAGACCTTGGACTGGAACAGCGGGCTGTCCCGGCCCCACTTCTTGAGTCGGCCTTCGATCCAGTTGGCGTCCACCAGGAGTGGGCGCAGATCCTCCGGTACTTCTTCACCGGTCAGGTTCGGGCTGTCGTAACTTGATACCCCGATCACGTTCCATTCGCTGCCCGGCTTGCAGGCATTGAAGAACTCGCTGCTGGGGTTGTCCGGGTTGCCGATGGCAACGATCCGACAGTCCGCGTTGGTGGTGATGGCTTCGGCACCGGTCCACAGGTTCGCCGGCACGCCGCACGCTTCGTCCAGGATCACCAGCACGTACCGGCGGTGGATGCCCTGGAACGCCTGGTCGTTGTAGTCGCTGGGCTTGCGGCCCTGCCCGACCAGGATCTTGTCGATGTTCCAGACGTCGGTCTGGAGCACGTCGCCGGCCAGGTCGCCCTTGCGGTGCTGCTTGCGGATCTCCTCCCAGAGAATCGCGTGCACCTGGTTGTACGTCGGCGCCGTCGTGATGACGATGGCTTCCCCGATCGGGTGCGTGTCGATCCACCAGGCGGCCAGCATGCCGGCGGTCCACGACTTCCCGATGCCGTGCCCGCTCCGTACCGCGGTACGCCGGTTCAGGATGACTGAGTTGCAGATCTCGATCTGCTTCGACCACAGGAAGGCCTGGAGCTTGTCCATTGCCCAGGCGGCCGGGTCGGTCAGGAAGCTGTCTTCCAGCGGCTTGCGACGGATCTTGTCCGCGATCTGCTGGTACAGCGACACGCTCACAACGGTGACTCGGGATCGAATCGAACGACCTGTCCGGCTTCAACCCCGCGGCTTTCTCCCGGGGCCTTATACGCCGCACGAACCACCCTCGCAGGGTCTGCGCCAGTCGTGTCACCGCTTGCTGTGGTCGGCACCGCTGGCCTACTAGGGCCCGTTTCCCCGTCCGAAGCCGGGTACTGGGGGCCGTGTTCGGCCGCGGTACCGAGTGAACCAGGAGCGACGACCGTACCAGTCGCTCGAGCAACCGGGAGCGTGACGTTGCCCGGCGCCGTCGCGACGACATCCGAACCCAGCACATCTCCATCTGAGTCTGAGCTCACTTCCAGGTCACCCTGAGAAGGCTCCGCCCCTGATTCTGGATTCACCGTATCAGACGATTGTGGCAATGTGGCAAGAGCCGCGCGACGCACGATGATCGGAAGCCAGCCCTGGTCCCGGGACAGGGGCGGGGACCAGCCCACCAGCCCGCGGTTGAACCAGTTACGGACCGTCTTCAGCGGCTTACCCACGATCAGGTGAGCTTCGGCAGCGGTCACCCAGACCTGCTGGTCGATGATCTCGGGACGGTCTCCGCACCGCCGGCAGTACACCACCGCGGTGTCACCGGAGCGCAGCAGCTGGCCGCGACACAGTTCCCCGTCTGCCCCGACCGGCCGCGGGCACTTGCCGACGGGCAGGTCCTGCGGTTCGCCCACTGTCCGGCCCAGGTCACGCACCAGGCCCCGGACCTTGCGATATAGGGAAGGTGCCTGCTCAAGTACAACCAGGTGCAGTAGATTTCTACTGAGCGCGGTGCACAGGTCTTCGACGCTCAGCCAGTCGCACCGAAGCTGGGGTGAGTCGTCCGGCCAGCAGGCTCGCAGCCGGGCCACCACTTCGCCGCGGTCGGCCAGGTCCACGACACCGAGCCGGACCGGCGCCGCGCCGCCCATGCTGCTGGTCTTGGCGTACGGGCCGGCCACCCGCACCGAGCCCGGTAGGCGTACGTGCTGGAGTTCGGCGTACAGCGTGGGGATCGTCTTCAGCCAGAGCTTCAGGTCTTCGACGCACGGCAGGCACAGCACTTCGGCCAGCAGCAACTGGTTCTGTTTGCAGCCACCACAGATAGTCATTCAGTCCCCATCCTGAAATCGGAGCGGTGAAGGCTCAGGCCTCTCCGTTGGAGTAGTCGCGGTGCATCTGGATTCGCGCTGCTTCCACTATGCCCAACGCCTGGACCCAGGGCATGGACCCGTCGGGGAACATGCGGTGTACGCCGGAACGGTCGGTGCCGTCGGCATCGAATTGGGACACCGACGCCAGCACTACCCAGCCAGTGATCAGGCCTTCGTTGCCGTCGGCCCGGTGTGACGCCCGGATAGCGTCGTCCACTCCCGCATCGGTGCCGATGTGCTCCAGCGCCGTTTCATGATCATTGGTCCGGCACTCAGAACCCCGCCGTGCCAACTCCCGAAGGTTGATCAGGGCAACGCGCTGCTGGTCCGGACGCAAGCAATCGAAGAAGTGCTGGGGGAATAGATCGGAGAAGAATCCACCTTCGTGCGCACAAGTCGGGATCTCGAATCGCTTCGGGATCTCCGGCGAACTAAAGACTCCTGGCTGGTCCCGGTGCCAGCGCATGCCACAGAACTCCAGCGAGCACTGGGACACCGGGTGCCGTTCCGCGGCAGTGCCGATGTGGTACTCCAGCGACGGCGTAGGTTCGTTGCTGAGCACCATCAGGCTTGCCGCCTTCCGATCTCACGTTGCAAGTACCAGACCGCCTTCTCCAGATCCTGAATCGGGTTGCCTTTGGCATCGGCCCGGCTGATGTACTTCAGTGCGCTGCCCAGGTTGAAGCCAAGGTTCCAAGCCTCAATGACCTTGATCGTTTCGTACGTCGTGTCCCCGCCGTAGTGGGCCGGGTGATTGACCAAGTCCCCTGGCCGGTTCCGGGGGTCGAACGCCGACGCTGAGACCGTCGCGTACTGCCCGCAATAACCAATGCTGCAATCCCGGACCTGGTGTTCTTCTGGCTCGAAGTGGAGTGACCGCGCGTGCTCCGGTCGTACGTTCTCCAGGTACGTGGCGTGCCCGATGTCCCGGGCAGCCTGAGCACTTTTCTCGCTGATGATGTCGTTGCCAGGGTCACCATAGCTGGGCACGTGCTCCAGGTACTTCTTGCCGGCCACCGTGGTGTCTTCAGCGGCGAAGCTTGCTCCGTCGTCGCTCATCAGGTCCGCCGGAACCCGTTGGGCAGCTGCAACCCGCTGCTGATGTTGATCGTCTGGCGCCGGACCGTGAACGTCGGCGTATGCCCGTCCCAAGTGACATCGATCGGGGGTGGGACCTGGCCGGCGCCGTACCGGCCACTGGCGAAGGCCTTCCAGCCGGTGATGAAACCCTCACGGAACAGGCGCTCCATCGACTCCTGGATACGCTTGTCTCTGTCCTGCTGGCTCATCGCACGAACCTCCGTAGCAGCCGCGGGGTAGCAGCAAGGATCTGGGCTTTGACGTCGCGACGATTCGGCCGGTGGCAGATCATGCACACGCCAACGGCTGGGAGGTTCCCCCCGCAGTGGAAGGCCCAGACGTGCGGATCGCCGCCGACCTGGCCACACTCGTCTTCGCCCGGACCCTGGGCAGTCTGGCTCACCTACCGACCTCCGCCCACTCGTGACCGTTGCCGTTGTCAACGACAACAAAGGAACGGGCGTCGTCGATACAATCCCAGCGGTAGCCGAGCTCCAGCAACTGGGCATTCATCTTCGGCCAACAGACCGGCTCTTCGCTGACTGTCTTGTAGCTGGGCCAGTCTTCCTTGACCGTGGCGGCCACGTCGGCGCGTGCCGCCAATTCGTCGATCAGTTCTTTGGTGGTGGCCAGGCCCAGGTTCGGCTTCTTGTCGCTCATCAGTTGTCTCCCTTCCCGATCTGCTCAAGCAGAGCCGGGAACGTTTCCAGCGCCAGGACGCGCTGTTCATCGGTCAGGTTGAGTGCGTCCAGCATGGCGAAGAACGCCGCGCTGATCGCTGTGGACTGGCTCTTCTCGAGCTCCAGCCTTCGTTCGTCGATGCCCGCCTTGATCGCCGCGGCAGACACCTGGGCCAGGTGCTTGCGCTCCTGGTTGTACAGGTTCAGCCAGATGTTCGGGGCGGCCCGGAACGTCTTGCCGTGATTCTTGCCTCCGACAACATCTTCCGACAGACCCCAGACCAGGCCATCTTGCTCGATCGTCCGGACCAGTTCGCCGTACCAGGCAACGTGGCCGGCAGAGCGCTGGACTTCTTCCATCAGCGCCGTATGTGCGTCGACGTCACGGGGCAGGCCCAGGGTCACGGCAGCGGCAGCAGCCATCTGCTTTCCGGCGCTGGTGTTGCCGTTCGGAGACTTCCCGCCGTGGAGTTTGCAGCGGCCAAAGCCTTGGTGATTGGTTCCCCAACCTGCCGGGCGCTTGCATCGTTCGTCGGCTCCGTCGAAAGGTTGTTGTTTCTTCCGAGCACCGCAGTACTTGTCATCGACTCCGGACTCATTTGCTGGACTCATGGACTGCCGTCCAGTGATCCGTCTGGCTTCCTAATCCAGCCAAGACGTTCCAGCATCATCGCCATGGACGGCAACTGGTACCGGGTCGGCGTCGGGCCACCTGCAACGATGTACCGGTTTCCGTCGGTGTCTCGGATGATCGACCAGACCTTGATCCGCTGATCACCGAGCCAATTCACAGCGACCAGCCGGCGCCAGGGTGTGTCCCCGCGCAGGTACGCCGCGGCCCGGTCGAACGCTTCCGGGTCGTCGCGAAGGTGACCCAGCATCCGGTTACAGGTAGAGCACAGACGCCCGCGTAGGCACTCAGGACAGCTGTCGGGCCCTGGACAGTGTTTGTGGTCATGATCGTGCGCCAGCGCCTTGCTGGTGCCCGTAGCGCGACGGCACAGCCAGCAGACTCCGCCCTGGAACACCAGCAGTTCGTGGCTCTGCTCAGCGGTGATGCCCCTGGTGCGCAGTACGGCGCCCGCTCGCTTGGCTTTTCGCGCCAATTTCACCCTGGTCCGGTGGTGGGTCGTGCATCGAGGGCCGGGGTACGGCGTAGAGCGCCGGCTCCGGGGGACCAGGTCTCCTTGCTCGATCGCTTCGGTAACGCAATCGACGCA